TTTATCTACACCAAAGTAAATATTAACATTATTAATATCTTTAACTGTAGTTAATATTGAAAATAATAGAGTAAGTCTATTATTCATTCTTTCTCTTGTTGGTGCTAAGATGGCTATCTTCATTTTAAAAATTTGTTAAGCAGACCTGACGGCCCTTAAACCGTACTTTATACCCATTTTCTAATAAATAAGGTATTAATATTTTCCCTTTACCGCCCATACACTCTTCATCAATATGCATTCCTCTTTCTGGAGTTTGCCCAATATCTGTATCATCAATTAAAATTATGTGCTGTTTACTAAGATTAGGTTTAGCTGCTTCGTAAACTTTAAGATGATTTTCAGCGTAATTAGGAGTGCCTACGTCCCACGCATCTAAAAATAATAGATCTATCTGACTTTTAAAGTCTTTCAAAAATTTAATGCCATCGCCATTATAAACATTCCAATTTTTTGTGTTTAACTTCTTTAATATTTTATATGCTATTTTTGATACTTTCATATCAATATCCACAGTATGAAACTCCTGACTACTCATAGCGAATAATAAGGAGCTATGACCCTCCATACTTGATTGTAAGTCGAAACTATATACATCACCTTCTATAGGGGTTCGCATTGAACCAACCTCTACAACGGTTTTTCCATCTATACTATTAAAAATCTCTATAGCTTTAGTTAGTAAGGGATAGGGCTTTTTTCTAGCATCCCAATCTATATAATTATACTGCATGATAATCTCCTCCGTGTTTATAGGGTAGATTAAACATATGAATTTTGTCTTCCGATAACATATATTTTACTCCTTGATATTTTAAAGGTGCATCTCCCCATCTATTAATAAAAATACTACCAGTTTTATCTATTTCGTTAAAATAATTTATATATGGTTCTTCTTTGAACCATTTAAAGTTTACTAACTCAAAATGAGTATCAAACGTTTTATTAACTGATGGCATTTCATAATTATCATCAAAATATTTTTCTAGGAATTGTTTTAGACCGACAATAACGTAATCTGCTTCATTTTCTCTCTCAGCAACAGAAGAATAAATTATATTATTATCTGCTACATATTTAAAAATATCATAATCAACTTTATCAATAAAATAAGAATCACAATCTATTCTTAGCATATATTCTACATTTTCAAAAAATTTGTCTTTATAAATTGCCCCGGAAAAATACCGGCACATATGTCTATAGCCCATTGAGAAGAATGCATTTTCATCCCATTCACCTTTAAACTTCTCTGGAATCTTCTCTATTATGTCTTCGCTATATTTGGGTAGAGTAAAATCTACTTTATGAAAGTAGTGATTCTCTGGCGCGCTTGCTCGTATCCTATCTATTGTAATGTCGGCTAAGCCCTCGTGGCCAAATACAACAGGATACGGGTACTGCTGTAAAAAATTATCCTTAAGACATTGTAAACTGTCTTCTAGTCTTTTAACATGTATCTCTTGTTCGTTTACTAAGTAAAATATGCAGCTATTCGGGACCATGGTTCTTCTTGATTTGTTTTATTATATTCAATGTTTCTTCTTTCGAAACGTGCGGTGGTTGATTGGGGTAATGACCGTGCTTTCTTAAATAAATCTCTCTGCCACCGTATACATTCTTCTTCCATTGTTCAGTATCCTCAGCAATAGAAGATTTATCAATAGCCTGTGGCGCTTCGGTCATATATTTGTGTGAATCAAAAATATCAGCAAAATGCCAAAAAGGTGGATGGTAACCAGCTTTAATAATATTATACGTGTGATCTACATGCTCCCAGGCATTGTAATATTCTTCATCTATATAACCTACATTATCCAATATCTCTCTCGTATAAAAAGAAAACATAGCTACAGTATGTTGAAAGAGTGATATTTTAACACCATCACCATAATCAATAACTAATTTTGGATTAGGTTCAGAATGCTGATCTAATTCATGCCTGTTATGTAAATCAAAATTCTGTATTGTTTGTTTTCTGTTAAATGGAGAACCTGGACCGTAATTAAAATGATGTATACCAGATGCTTTATGGGCTTTTATATATTTGTCAAAGACAGAGTCATCTAACATTATCATATCATCCTCTAGTAAAAATATATAATCACACCCCTTTTCATACAGATGTTTTAGGGCCATATTTTTGCCTTTACCAACTCCTTCTCTACCCTTTGTCTTAATAACCGGTGCTCTGGCATTATCCACAGGGTCATGACCATCGTTGACAACAACTAAACGGTTATAGGATTTGTGACTTATGGAATCTCTACACTTTGTGAAAAAATCTGGTCGATCACAAGTAATAATACCTACCCCTATACTCATTATTTTATTTGATCGTGGTTACCTAGTCCAAACTTTTTATGCAGCTCTTTCTCTGTCTCTTCTCTATCTAGAGCACCTTGCTGCTCTTTAACCAACCGTTCTAACTCATTTATATTTTCAGGGTTAAGTATTGATTCCTCTTCACCGAAAAGTTCGCCATCTGAATTAATATATTCAGCTATTAAGTCTATTCTTCTTTGTTGATCGTCAGGTAAAACTATAATACATGGTGTATCGTCCTTAGGAAAGAAGATATTAGCTCCCGGGTTAGACATATATTGTTTATAGAACGAATATAAAATATTATCTACCTCTTTAATAAAACTAGTATCTTTCTCTCTTAGGTTGTTTTCATTATTTGTATTTTGTCCAGCTTGCTCATTATAACGACATAAAAAGATAATATCTAAGAACCTCATAGATTCTCTCATCAATTGTATCTGTTTTGTTACAAACGCTTTTGAAAATCCTTTTTTGTTTTTATCATGACACCACATGGTGTAGGCAATATTATCAAGAGGGCACCGATCATAAGCAACTTTACTATCTTTATCATATGTTTGGAGTTGATCGAGCATAAAATCCAAAATACGCTCTTGCGTCTTTGAAGTAGTTTTTGACGAATGTGTTAAGCTTTCTTCTTTTAAAAGATCTCTATATGTTTTATTTGGAGTTACAAAATTTTTCCAAGTATATAAAAAACTCTTAAGAAGGGTTGACTTACCACTATGCGCTGTCCCAGAAAAAGCTATTCTCATAAGCTTATTTACCTTGCTACACTTTTAATGCCATGTCCCAGATACATAAATGTAGTCTTGGAGAGAAGTTTACATGCATAGCTTTTGCATATTCAGCTACAGCACGAGACCGTTCGTTATGTTCATCCCGAGAACCACAACAAGGCATAAACCAAATTCTACTTAACGGTATATTAATACCGTGTTCGTCTTTTACATACTTTCTCCATACTTCATCTATGTCCTCAGAAGATGTAATTACGAATTTAAATCCTGAATCATGATCTTTATGCCATTTCAGGACTTCTGGTTTATAAGTCTTTGATTCCGGATCTCCATTTGTAGTTAATTTAGGTGAAGTGGTAAAAGTAGCATAAAATTCAGTTACCCATCTATCATCAGGCTTAATAGTAGCATTCGTTTCAAAATCTATACGGGGTACAAATTTGTATTTATTTCTAAATGCCTCTACTAGCTCCAATAATGCCTTTTGTTGTACCAGAGGTTCCCCTCCAGAAAGCTTCCATATAGCATTATTGCGTAGATGTTCAATAAAATTATTTTCTTCCATATATTCAAATACTTCATTAAATGTAAATTTATTCTTAACAGACCATGATATATATGAATCGCAACCATGAGGAGAGGCCTCGGAGGCAAACCCACTACAAGTTAGATTGCACATAGATACACGCATAAAAACAGAGGGCTGTCCGACAAACTCTCCTTCCCCTTCTATGGTGTAAAATACTTTATCATCGCTAAGAAGAATAGTTCTTTTATTGCAGTCAATATCGCTCATTTTATTTAAATTATAAGATATAACCTGGTTGTTTCAACATAAATATTAATACATGAAGAAAAAAGCTGCGCGCTCTGAGCGTGAACCAAGTTTGGTTGATTTTGAAGAAGGCTGGAAAGATGCTTTCTTTTTAGACTTCAAGATCAAAAAGCCCTTTTATCTTAACCATAACCACAAAGAGCTACATAGCTGTATCCGGAATAATACTACTAATATGGTATTAGTCGACGGACCGGCTGGTACAGCAAAGACTTATATAGCTGTATACGCGGCTCTTCAAGAGCTTAAAGCAGAGAAAGCAGATCGTATAATATATATTAGATCTGTTATCGAATCTGCTGCTAAAAGTTTGGGATCCCTTCCAGGTGAGGTAGATGATAAGTTTCTACCTTATGCAATGCCTTTAATAGAGAAAGTTAGAGAGATTACTAGTGATAGTACATGTGGTACTTTAAAGCAAAAAGGCTTAATTGAAGCAGTACCGGTTAACTTTGTTAGAGGTTTAACCTTTAGTGATAGTATCGTAATAGTTGATGAGGCTCAGAACTTGACTAAAAGTGAATTAGCTACTATTCTTACGAGATTTGGAAGAAGATCAAAATATATTGTCTGTGGTGACACACATCAATCAGATATTAATAAATCTGGCTTTAGTGAAGTGTTTCAGAAGTTTTCTACTGTAGATTGCGCTGATAATAATATATTTGCTTTCAGGTTCGGTCGATCTGAAATAGTTCGTAGTAAAATACTTCGATTTATTTGCAAAGTGTTAGGTACTTAATCATTTATTACCCCAAGTAGTACCTGCAAAGGGATCACTGAAGTTACCTTCGCGAACATCTGAGCCTACTCTTGCTCCTTGTTTTTGTGCTGCAGGTGTTTGTTCAGGTGCTTGATCAGGGGTTTTCGCGCTGCAACATTGCTGTGGAGCTTCATCCTCTTCCACATTCCATTTTGCCGGATTGTTATAATCGGACTTACTATTTTGAATCATCTCTTCAATATATTTGTTAATAGACGTACGTGGATCTGATCCATATTTCTCAATATCTTCTTTAGTCGGATTAAATTCTAATTTAAACGTTATCTTCATGTTACTATTTATTATGATATCAGAGTGAAATCAACTAAATGAGCTGATTACTAGTAGTCCCCCTCGTCCAGTCTCGGATAATTAATCAGCGCGCTAGCAAAGTCAAGTGCTGCAGCAG